CCGCCTCCAAATTTCCTGTAGAAAAAATTGCTTCCAAAACTACAGAATTTGATCCTTCCAACCCCAGAAACGTGTTAAGAAACATATTATCATTAGCCTTCAGTATAAGTGAAGTTAATACTTGTTCTGTGGGTGTTAAATCCGAAAAATTTGAATAAGTCTTTGCTGCTTGACGTGCTGCATTTAAAAACACAGCATGATTAGGGCAAGGGTATGACATTAATGTTAAAACAAAAAGTCTTGAGATGAAAGCCTCACGGTTAAGATGATCAACACCATCATAAACCATTGTTGTTGCAAGTCGTCTTTCATCATAACGAGGTATATAATTGTCTCCAACTTTAAAAAAATTGAAACCAAGAAATTGCATATTCTGAATATCAAAATCTACTCCTCCATATAAAAATTTGAGTTTTAAACCAAACTTTCCAAAGAAATCTGCCATAAAAGCTTGATCAAGGGCTTGTTCAAAGCCATAATCTAAAGCCATGACACAATCATCTCCGAAAAGTTTGACAATTTGTTCACAAATATAATTAGGATTGGGAAATTTTCCATGCTTATTCTTGTAAATAGTACACAATAAAGTGGCTATTATAAGTATATGACAAAATATATTATCTCTAGTTGTACTTCCTTGTCCTGATCCATTACCATAAGTCTTTTTATAAACTGTTCCATCATAGAGTTTTATTACAAACTCACAAGTGTTATCAACCATCCATTTAAATTCTTTTTGTTCCTGGAGGGACCAAGAGAAAACATTCGCAGCTTTTTCAATAAAAGCATACACATTTCTCAACAAAGGTATAAATTTGTCCCAACCAGAAACATCATAATACAAACGAATAGGTTTAGAATTAAGCGCTCTCGCAAGTTTATCACAACCCCCGGAGTAGGGATTAAAACCATAAGCACTCCATTTAAAATTTTTAAGCTTATTAGAAATCCGTTTTCCATATTTTAATTGTATAAAAGTTAAAAAAACAGAAGGGATGCAAAAAACACGAGCTTTTTTGCGATCCAAAGACTCTTTAGGTAAATATTCTTTCTTTAAAACGCCAGACCATATATCAGGATCAATAAAATCATGTTCGGCGGCCCAGGCTCGATAACCGGGGTCTTGTATAGTGTCTCTTTTTGTACGAAGACCAAAAAAGGTGGCAAGATAGCCACCTGATCTAGCCATATCCATCCAGGAAAACACCTCTTCATTAGAGGCAATCGGGTTCTCACACTTATGACCATAAAACATATCTAGGAAACTCTTTGCAAAAGGAAAACATTCCATGTCTTCAAAGTCATAATTTGGTTTATCATCCCAAGATTTTATAACAAGCTCGAAAGCTTCTGGGGTTGGAACATTGATGTAAAACTCATCTCCAGCTAATTCAATTAATGCATCACAAAAAGGACCATAATATTTTGAATAACAAGACAAGTTACGTCGACGATCAATCTCAGAATGTTTTAATCGATTGTTACTTGGTAAAGTACCGATAAACTGAAGTGAAAAACAATTTCGTTTATCAATTCCCGGACGGATCCGAGGCAATAAGCCCCATTTTGTTTGGGGGGGAATTGGACCTTCAACCCCCTCTAAAAAAGGGACTGAACATAATTATTCCCTCCTTGTTTGGAGGGACCAGACGTGGAAACATGAATTCCAATAATTTTATGTTCTTCAATTAAAAGAGAACCACACCAATAATTGGCTGTGGACGCACTATGTGCTAATTTAGCAACTGTCCCATCAAACTCATAGTTTGTTGGACACATCACAGTTTTTCTTGTCCTAGGATCAATAGCAACAAGACAGGCAACATGTCTACCATTAGTAAAACGAGCAGCTGTTATAGCCTTAGCTTGGGCTTGGAGTTTATCAGCAGGGAGGAGAGTTATATCTCGATCCTCAAGAAACTCAACATTAATCCAACCGAGAGTTTTTAAGGAAATTTGTTTATTTCCAATAACACAATAAACATCATTTGTTAATTGGTGTTTTGTTGAGAGCCAATAATTTTTATCTTTATAATTTATTTTGCAAATAGTTCCACAGTAATGATCATCAAGAGGATTTAACTCCTCAGAAAAAATGGATATCATACTATTATGAAATTCAGTAGATGCAGGAAAAGCAGTATAAGAAGAAGAAGATTGACT